TGGTGTTGGTTCTGTAAGCAAAGGTACAGTGCCGATGGTAGCAGGAATCAAGTTGTACAAGTCACAGCACTTGCAGGATCTTGTAACTCTTGGAGCGGAAGCTAACCAAGATCAGGATGATGACAACGCAGCTAACGATGTGTTCGGTGGAAGTGGCACAGGCTACAACGGAGATATGTCTGATGTAGGTCTTATTGGTGGTCACCCACAGGCGGTTGGAACAGTCAAGCTTCTTGACCTTGCAACTGAATCTGATTACAGCGTAGCTCACCAAGGAACTCTGTTCGTAGCAAAATATGCTCTCGGACATGGTATTCTTAGACCTGAGTGCGCAGTTGAATACAGACTGTAATACTAGTTATTAACTACAAGGAGATCGGGTGGGAGTCGAAAGGCTCCTGCCCTTTCTCTTTTTACATTTTTTAAATTTAAATTTATGGCAACACTTACAACACAACTTGAAGCTGTTAATACAATGCTTGGCTATCTAGGCGAAGCTCCTGTAAACAGTATTTCAAACACAGCAGAACTTCCTGTATCCGCAGCTAACGCTGTAACGATCCTTGACGAAACTTCCAGAGAAGTACAGAGTGAGGGTTGGCATTTTAATACAGTCGAGGATTACACTCTTTCTCCTGTTAACAACACAATAACATTACCTACGAACACTCTTCAAGTAGACCACGACGGAACTGAAAACGTGGATCTTGTTCAAAGAGGTTTGTCGTTGTATGACAGAAAGAATAGAACAACAACTTTTGAAAAAGACATAAAGGTAACTATTGTATTTCTCCTTGAGTGGGATGAGTTACCAGAACAAGCTAGAAGATACATAACACTTAGAGCTTGTAGATCCCTTCAGTCTCGCCTTGTTGGTTCTAGGGAACTTGAAGCACTTATCCTTCGTGATGAGTTTGCTGCAAAAGCTAACTTAGAAACATCTGACAACGGCAACTCAGACAGAACAATATTTGATAATTACGATGCTGCTTCAAGAATAGGCATCAACAGAAATATTTCTCTTTATTAATTTATGCCACTTATAAATACTTCTCTTCCAAACCTTGTCCAAGGAGTTAGTCAGCAGCCAAGCACCATGCGGTTTGAAGGACAATGCGAGGAACAAATCAACGCACTTTCTTCTGTATCTGATGGATTAAAGAAAAGACCTAACACTAGATACGTAAAGAATTTGGTTAGCTCTGCAATAGACGAAGGAGCTTTTGTTCATTTTATAAACAGGGACAAGAATGAGAGGTACGTTGTAATAATAAACAACAACACAATACAAGCTTTTGACTTAGTTGCAGGAGGATATCCAGTGACTATTGGAGGTAGTAGTTCTGTTGCTATTGGTAGTAGTGACTATCTTTATTTGGGAGGTTCTAAAAAACCTGCAGATTACATAAAAGCTCTTACAGTTGGCGATAACACTTTTCTTTTAAACACAGACAAAACTGTAGGTAGATTAACAAGTACAAACGATAAAAGTCCTTCTCACACATCTTCAGCAGCAACTAACAAAGCTCTTATATTCGTTAAGCAGGGACACGTTAAAGCTAGGTATAGTGTAAAAATTAAACATGGAAGCAACACGATAAAAGCTGCTTATCAATCTTCGGGAACAGGAGACACCATAAAAAGTCAAGCAGGTCGTATCGCAAATGGTTTAAATAGCGCATTAAATTCAGCTTTAGGTGAAGTTACTGGGCATGGATTTACTTTAGGTACTGTTGAAAGTATAAATACAAATGCGAGTAACACGACAGGAGAATTTATAAATTATGAGGATTCTAGCGAAGCAAGCACTTCTTCAAACTATCTCTATCCTCTATTTGATATATCAAGAGCAGATGGAACTCCTTTTGAAATAACTGTATCAGATTCTAAGTCTGGGACAGCACTTGGAGTAGCTTACAAAGAAGTAGGAGCTATAACAGATTTACCAAAGGTAGCTCCTGACGGATTTAAAATTAAAGTTAGAGGAGACGCAGAAGCAGGAGAAGATGATTACTACGTTAAGTTCCAAACAAACGATGGATCTACGACTGGAGTTAGTGATGGTGGGTGGGTAGAAGATGTAGGCTTTGATGAATTTATTTCTTTAGATTCTACTACTTTACCTCAAAAGCTAGTTAACACAGGAGCTTATACTTTTACATTAGGAGCTTGTACTTGGGCTACTAAACAAGCAGGAGACGATGATACAAATCCTTTTCCTTCTTTTTACAATAAAATTATTTCAAACCTATTCTTCTACAAAAACAGGCTAGGCTTTTTGTCAGAAGGCAGCGTAATACTTTCAGAAGCAGGAGAATACTTTAACTTCTTTAGGACAACAGTTCGCTCGCTTTTAGATGCTGATCCAATAGATGTGGACGTAGCTAGTACAAAAGTAAATAAGCTAAAGTCAGCAGTAGGCTTTCAAGAGAACCTTATTCTGTTTGGAGAGCGTGGTCAGTTTGTTTTAAAAGGTGGTGAGTTGTTGACACCTAAAACTGTTTCAATAACACCTATTACTAACTACGAAACTGACACATCTACGACACCACTAGAGCTTGGAAGTTACATATACTTTCCTTTTAGTAGAGGAAGTTTTTCTGGAGTTCGTGAGTTTAGTACAAACATCAATACAGAATCCTACGACTCTATAGAAATAACTTCACACGTACCTCAGTACATACCTTCTAATATCCTGGACATGGCAGGATCAACTACAGAGAATCTTATATGTCTTGTAAGTTCTTCCGATACTAAAAGTATGTATGTATATAAATACTACTGGAGTGGAGAGCAGAAGGTTTTATCCAGTTGGTCGCAGTTTACTTTTCCTTTTGATATAAGAGGCTTTGAGTTTGTTGAGAGTGACTTATATATTGTTGCTACGAAAAACGGAAAGACAGAGCTTCTTGTAATGCCGATGGAAGAGAAGTTAGTTGATACCGATGCTACCTTTAATACTTACTTGGATATGCGACAAAACAAATCTGTTTCTGGAAGTAGCACAATAACTCTTGGGTTTACTCCAGAAGCTACAGATACAGTACAAGTATACACAAGGGAATCAGGAAGCACCAAGGCAGGAGCTTTGATTAATTCTACAATCAACGGAAACACTATTACTGTAGACAGTGCCTATAACAACACTCCTGTATGGGTAGGCATAAAGTATACAATGAGCTACACCTTCAGCGATCAAGTGTTTAAACAAACAGCTAATCAATCAAGAAGTCCTTCTGGAGTTGCTAGACATTTACTTAAAGGCGGTACGTTGTTCTTTAGCGACACTGCAGCTTTTAGAGTAGAGGTAACACCGAAGGCTCGTTCTACCTACAATAATCCTTTTACAAGTACAGTTGTAGGTTCTACTACTATCGGTACTACTCCTATTGAATCTGGATCGTTTTCTTTTCCAATCATGTCGGCTGCTAAAGATACAAAAATAAAAATTGTAAACGACTCAGGTTTACCTAGTAATTTTCAGTCGGCAGAATTTGAATCTTTTATACATTCCAGAAGTAAGCGTGTTTGATAGAGTAATAGTTAGATATGATAAGATAGATGTTATAGACGCACATCCTGACCATGCCGACTACTTAGCTGATAAGCTTAGAGATATAGACAACATCGAGTGCATGGCTTTTGGGAAAAGACCTTACGAGGCTCTAATGTCTGCCTTCGAATATGATATGGCAACACTTACAGTTGTAGACAAAAGCAACAAGCCTCTAGCTATGTTTGGTGTAGGAGAGGACGAGCAGATGCCCTATATATGGATGCTCGGAACAAAGGAGTTTCCAAAGGTAGCTCGAAGAGATCTTGTAAAACACTCAAAGCTTTGGATAAGAGAGCTTCTTAAAATCACAGGGGGAGCAGCAGGAAACCTTGTGCATTGTTATAATAGACCTGCTGTTCGTTGGCTTGAGTGGTTAGGAGCAGACTTTACTCACCAACTAACAATCAAAGGCGAACCATTTTACCAATTTATTTTAATAAACAACGAAGTTATAGACGAATATTATGTGTAGTCCACTACTTGCGTCAACAATTATAGGCGCAGCACAAACAGCCACTTCTCTCATAGGACAGAGTCAACAGGCGAGCGCACAGCGACAAGCTCAAGCAATGGCCTCCAGACAAGAACGAGAACGATATCTTGCTGAAGTTTCTGCGATGCGTATGCAGCAGCAACAAGAGGCAGTTGCAAGATCTCAGAAGCTGCAAGAGTCTGCAAGAGGTGCAATGGAAGCTAGATCAAGAGCAACTGTAGCAGCAGGAGAAGCAGGAGTTAGTGGTCTAAGTGTAAACGCTTTACTTGGAGACATCTCAAGAAGACAAGCAGAGTATGAGTTCTCTTCTTTACAACAAGCGCAAATGACTGACGTAAATAGACAGCTTGCTCTGCAAGAAGCAGGAATAGGCTTTAGTAGAAATATGCTTCGTATCAACCAACCAATTTCTCAGCCAGATTACTTAGGAGCAGCCGTCCAAGGAGTACAAACAGGACTAAGTAATTATGGTGTTATGTATAACGCAGGACTAGTAAAACCTAAAACTTCATCAACAGGCTAAAATTTTATGGCACAAAAACCAAGATCACAAGACAACTATCAACCTGGATTAGTTTCAGCAACACCTGCTATACAAGCTATAGGAGGAACTAATCAAGCTGTAGTTCCAAGTATTCCTAAAGATAACACTTACCTAAGACTTTCAAGATCCTTATCACAATTTAGTAATCTTCTAGGACAGGTAAGCAACATAAACCAAATGCGAGGTAAGGACTTTGCTCAAGGTCTAAGCGCAGAAGAACTAGATGATATCATCACAGGTAAAATACCAGATCCCGAAGGAGGGCCGTTAGGAGCTTTAGGTTTTCAAAAAGCCTTCCAACAAGCTTCAGCTAAGAGATGGTATGAGACAGTAGGTGTGCAGAAATATGCTGACTTAGAAAACACCATAGATGCAAAACTAGATGACTACATTAAAAATGGCTATGACATAAACAAAGCAAAGGCTCTGGTGCAGGAAGATGTAGGTGCGTTGTCGATGGAGATACAAGAGTATTTTGCCGACAAGGAATGGGGAGGTCAGGTAAGTAATTTGTTAGGCGGAGAGCTTTCTTCAAGAGTTATGGCAGGAGCCTTGAAGGGATATGAAAAGAAACAGAAGGCTTACCTTGATGGCGTGTTTGAAGAAAAAATAAGAAACGAGTTTGCTGCAGTTGCTTTAGGAGAAGCAGATGAAAGTACAACAGGGTTTTTTAAAAGGATAGAAAATGAATTTAAAACAAAAGGGTACAGTCCTAAACAAATAACTAACTTCTATAATAAAACTTTAACAGATGGTTTAAATTTAGCGTTAGGAACAAACCCAGACAGAGCAGCCGTTCTTATAACTGATGCTGAAAAACTTAAAATAAATGGAAGGCCTGTTTTTGGTGGGATGGATTCTAGGTTAACCTTAACAAGGTTTAAAAATAAATTAGATCAACTAGATTCTGAAAGTTCAACAGTAAAGGCTCAGACTGTAGCAGCAGCAGCAAGTCAATTTGTAGGAGGCGCAGTAGAAACTTTAAAACAAATAAAAAGAGCGCAAGATAACAATAAATCTCCACTTGCAAGTGACGCAGCTAGACAAGCTTTAATACTAACTTTACAGCCGTTAAATTTAACTGGAGCAAATCAAGAACCTCTCAGCGACGTAGCAATAACTAATATAGTAGAAACAGTATTAGATAGTCCTAACCCACAAGCAAGAATGTCGGAAATTTTGATTGAACTTGCAGGAGGTCAGTTTACTTCTGCATTTTCAAGAGAAGTTATAACCAGATCGTTTGATGACATTTCTGAAGAAATTAAAAACATGAATTTAAGTCCTTCCGTTCAGTTTGAAGGTGTAACTGCTGAGAAAAAACAAGAAGCACTTAAAGGTCTTCCTGGATATTTTGAAGAAAGAACTAACGCAACTCCTGCTCAGTTTATGGCTGAACATGGTGTAGGATATGTAGCTGCGTTTGAAGAAGTAGAAGCTGCACATAAAGAGGCAAGAAAGTTTGATAATATCATACCTACAAACGACGAAATAAAAAACTCTTTATCTATAGCTTTAACAGAACTTTCGTTAAAATATCAAACATCTTTAAAAAACGACAGTATAATAAAATCAACAACAATCAGAGCTAAAGCAGAAGAACAAGTTAATAACATAAAAAGTCTTCTTATTAAATACGGAAAAAGAAATCTTGCTCCAGAAGGTGTTATTCCCCCAGAAGGTTCAAAAGACTTGTTAAGAAAAGAATTTGAAAAAGCTTTGCTAGATGAAAAAGAAGATTTTGAAAGACTATTAAAAGCTATGTCTATAAGAAAAAGGAAAACAAGGGAACTTTTTCTTGGAAGAGATATAGAAAAAGAAAATGTAGAGTTTGATTTTGGAACTTCTGGAGACACAAGTTTCTATGATGAAGGAGAGGGATTTTTTAATTTAGAAGACAACGAAGAACTAGCTCCCTACAAAACTTTAAATTTAGATATAGCTACAAAAGTTAGAGATGATAAAAAAGTTATTACTAAAATCAGAGATAACATTGAAACTGACATTAAAGCTGCGAGGCTTGCAAAAGATCAAAAAGCTTTATCTACTTTGTTAAGATTCTACGGACTAGATGGCTTTGATAAAAACACAATTATTTCTGATTTTGAGGTATCTAACACATGGTGGAATGAAGTTAAAATATTTCCTAACTACAGCTCACTTAGAAAAACCTACGATGAGTTTGCGTCTGTAATAGTTAAAGCCACAAAAGATGAAACACTATCTACAGAAGAGCAGGAGTTGTTAGACGTAGTAGTTAAACTAGGTCTGTACGAAGAGTCACTTGAAGGAGAACCTGCGTTCGCACTTGAACAATTTTTAAAAGTACAACAACAATTTTTCCAAGAATAAAGTATGCCCAGAAGTATCGAAGAAATTGAAACTGAAGAAGAAGAAGCAAAACAGTTATCGTTTCAAACAAAACAAGAACAATTTCCAACAGTAGATCCAGAAGTTCTTGAAATACTTGAAGGAATAGAACAAGAAGAAAAAGAAGGTAGTGCTTTTTTAGGTACTGTAGGAGGACTAGGTGTTGAGCTAGGAGGAGGGTTAGCTTCTACAGCTTATTTAAACAAACTACATAAAAGCGGTAAGTTGTTAAACTTTTTATCTAAAGCTAAGTATTTTAGTCTTGGAGGGTTTGCAGGGCCACAAGCAGCGGAACCTGTTTCTACAATAACAGGAGGTGCAGCTTTTATCGGAAGTTCTGCTGCTCTTTGGGGATTTAGTAACTTTTTAGGTCAAAAGGTGAGAGAAGCTTCTGGTTTACAGGAAGGAGTATCTTATGGAGAACTTTTAACAACAGGAGTTTTTGGAGCTTTAACTGGCCCTTCGAGTTCAACTGTAAATTTGTTATCAACTTTAGGTAAAAAAGGATCAGAAAAACAAGTGTTAAAAGCTACAGGACAAAGTTTAACTGAACTTGGTGTCTATAAAAAAGGAGGAACTGTATTACTAAACGGCACTAAAACATTTATAGGAGGAGCTTCGTTTGCTGTTGCTGAGACTGCTGTTAGACAAGAATTGCAAATAGCAATGAACGAAAGAGATAAAAGAGACACTTATGAATATCTTTTTGCAGCAGGAATAGGGGGAAGTTTAAATAGCATTTTATCTATTTGGGGAAGAACAGGTAAGTGGGGAAGAAATGAACAAATAAGAATAACAGACAAAGCTAAAGACAGCGTCAAAGGAAGACTTGATAATTTAAAAGCTCAGTTAAAAGAACAACAAAACAGTGGTGATTCTGGTTTCTTTCACAACAGAAAAATAAAAAAGCTTAATAAAGAAATTAAAGAAACCGAAGATGCCTTTAAACTTTTAGACAGCGCATCAAAACAATTTAAAGACGTTGACGAAGTAACAACAAAAATTGAAACAGGAAAAACAAAAGAAAGTTTTAATGACGAAGTTAAAACTCCTATATCAGATAAAATTCCAGAAGATGTTGGAGATGACACTTCTATGATTCTCGATGACGTAAAGGATTTAATAAAAGAGTCAGAAGAAATTGACATTAAAAAAGTTCAAGATAGAGAAACAGGTCAACAGTCTGACATACAAATTACACAACCAGAATTATTAGGAAAAGCTGTTAGTCTAAACGAAGAGCTTAAAGATGAAATAAGCAACGAAATAGCGAGAATATTAAAAAAAGAAAAGAAAGGCGCAGACGTAACAAACCACTACAAGCGTCTAAAAGTTCTTGTTGAAAATCAAAAAACTTTACATCAAGAGGTAATAGATACCCCTAATATGGTAGCAGGAAGAACTCTACTAGCAAACCAATCACGCAGAGGGTTGTTCCTTGGTAGGTTCAGAAGTAAGTCGCAGTCTAAAGAATTAAGAGATCAAGCTTTTGAGGATTTAAGTAAATCTATAGACAACAAAATAAGTAAAATAAAAGGCGTTGATGAAGATGTAACTTCTTTAAAAGGCGTACTAAAAAAAGTAGATCAAGATTTAGATCAAATTAAAAAAGTAAACGCTGCAGTAGGTAAAACAAGAAAATTAACAAGAACACCTGCTGTAAGACCTATAGCACAAAAAGAATCACAAAAAACTATAGAAAAGCTAGAAGCTGAATTAGAAAAACTAAGAGCAGGTGATGTTGATCTAGGAAAAGAAACAAGAAAAGTTAAGAAAGATAAAGCGCAACAAGAAGCGGTTCTTAAACAAAAAATAAACTTTTACAAACAAGCACAAAAAGAATTAAGACAAGTTGATGTTCTTGAAAAAGAATTAGATGACTTACTTAAAATGTCTCCAAAGGATTTTGCTAAACTAACAGCAAAAGAAAAGAAAAGAAAAGACCTACTTAAGAAGAAACAAGTTGAATCAAAAGTTAAAAAACTACAAACAAAAATCGATAAAACTAGAAAGAATCTTAGGACAATATTAAAAGCGATGGAGACTCGCAAAGCTAAAGATATAGATGCAGAGTTCTATACTAGCTTAGAAAAATATTTCTATCAGTCTATAGAAAATAGTTTTGGTTTTAAGTTTAGGCGAGGACTTAACACAGTTACAACAATGCGCCAAGCTTCTTTGATAGACCAAGTAAGTTCGGTTGTAGCAGGTATTCCTTCAGGAGCTTATGGTTTAACAAAAACTTTTGTTAAAGCACATACAAATATAATATCTAATATTTTACAAAAGAGAGGGATAGGACTAACAGCTAAACTATATTTTGGAAACTTAACAGCTTCTTTTCAAATGTTTGCAGGATTAAAAGAAGCTCTTAAAGCAGGTTACTTATCAGCTAAACGATTACAATCTGTTACAGATCCAGGTAAAGACTCAAAGTTTATTGATACTGAATCAAAGTTTTCAATGGGAAAAGGTATCCCAAGAAGTGTAAAACAAGCAAAAGTATCTGCTGAAAGACGAGCTGCAGCAAAACAAAACATACTTAACTTTGCTGACAGGCACTTTGTTTTTGGAAGTATATGGAATGTAATGAGTTTAGGTTTAAGAGGTATTATCGGAGTAGATGAAGTTTTTAGAAGACAACTAACAAAAGTAAGAGTGGCTTCAAAAGCAAGAACTCAAGCTATTTTAGAACACGAAAACAATCCTAAAATTTCTGTAAAAGAAAGAGAAAAAGAAATACTTGATACTGTATGGAAAAAAAATGGTGACGGAATAAACGTAATACAAGAAACAGAGGAGATGCTTACAGAGATAAACTTTGCAAGAGAGGAAATGTTTTATGCAGCATCAAAAGATAATGTAGATGATATTCACATTGCGTTAGTTAATAGAGCTTTAGAATCGTTTAGAAAATTTTTAGGAAAAACTCCAGAAGGAAACTTTCTTGTAAGAACTTTTATTCCTTTTATGGACGTAGTTGTAAGAGGTGTGTATAGAGGAGCAAGGTTAACAGCTTTAGGTACAGGCTTACCCTCAATAGCCAGAGCTAAAGTTTTGAATCCTTATTCAAGAAAAATAAACAAACTTAAAGCGGAACAAAAAACTCTTCAAAAAAAGAAAAAAGAATTTATTCCAGAAGACAACCCAAGAAAAACTAAGCAACAATATCTCGAAGAACTAGCAGACGAAGAAGCAGAAATACTTGAAAGAATAGAACGCCTTAGAACAAGAAGAACTGAATACAATGAAGAACTGTTAGCTGATTCAGTCGTGGGAGCTTCTTTACTAGCAATGGGAGCTACTGGAGGATTGATGGAAGATGATGATGGCAATCCTTTGGTAACAGGTGGATTAGGTTATCTAACTCCTTCTCAAAGAAAAAAGTTTAAAGAAAGAGGTATATCTTCTTATAGAGCAGGAGGAATACCTTATCAGGCGATGATACCTTTAAGTCTTCCTATGGCATTTTCTTCTGACATAAGCTACTGGATAAAACTAAAACAAAAAAACCTTTTAAACAGCGACCAAGATTTCCCTGCTGTTATGATTTCTTCTTTAAGAACTTTTGTAAATGAATTACCTTTTAACCAAGGTATTGAGCAGCTTTCTAATTTAATTCCTCAAAAACTAGACAAAAGCACTGAAGGGGTTCTTAAAAAAGAATTTGCGGATCTTATGGCTTCTTACTCAATGGTTCCTGCACAAGTTAAAAAGATTACAAAGTTATTTACAGGAGAAGGAAAAGTTGCCGACTTAAAAGGAGGAGATTTCTACGACAGATTTTTATATAGTGCTTTTGGGGTGTTTCCCGAAAACAATCAAGTAGATATTTTTGGAGACGATATAGTTTCTTCTCAGAACCCTTTACAAAGTACCCTTAGATTTACTCCTGATACAAAAGAAGAAATAACTTCTTACGACACAGTAGCAGCAGCAGATGTGCTTGGAATTTTAAATACAGAAATTAAACCTAATCTTGTTTATGGAATAAAAATGCGAGACTACAGAAATGAAGAAGGACGTACTTTGTTTTATGAGTTCGCAAAAAGATTACGAAAAACAAACATCAAAAAAGACGTACAAGATTTAATATCATCTACAGATTGGAAGAATAGATTTAATAAAGGAAGTACAGAAATAGGAGAAAAAGGCGAACAAACTAACGAAGCTCTTCAGCAACTTGAAGGTTTAATAAGAATGTATTGGGATCAAGTAACTGAAGACATTTTGTTTGAAAATAAAAGCTTTTTAGAATCGTTCATTAACGAAGATGAAAATAGTCTGTATAATGAGATACAACTAAAAGAAGAGTCTATATACTTAGGAGACGAAACAATAAGAAAAGTAGATCCTTTAAAATTAAAAGATTAACAAACAACTACTACTACTACAACAACAATTATGGCAAATTCATATATAGAATATACGGAATCTGGACTAGTCACAAATGGCATGGGGCAGACTACATTTAGTTATGAAACTTTAGATGTACTCAATGCAAACGATATAAATATTTTTGGACGCTTGGCAGATGACACTAAGGTAGCTTTAACAATAGCTTCAAGAGATGCTGCAGCTAAAACCATAACTTTATCAGCTTCTCCTGCAGCAGTTTATTGCACTAAAGTTCGAGTGTATCGTTCTACAACTTCTAACGCACTTGTGGACTTTGTAGATGGCGCAAGGCTGACAGAGAATGATTTAGATACAGCGTACAAGCAAGGACTCTTTGTAGCTCAAGAGGTGTCGGAGGATGCAGGAGCTATTGGAACTCTAGCAGTCAATAATCTGACTGAAAGCAACATGGCGCAATCTTTTTATAAAGAGGGAACCTTTGAAGTTACAGCAACTCCTAGTACATCTGGAACTATAACTCTTAATACTGCTAACAATTCTTTAAGCTATACTAAGATTGGTAATAGAGTGTTTGTTTCTGGTAGTTTAAAAGTTAGTTCAGTGAGTAGTCCAGTTGGAGCAATAAATCTTACAACGCTTCCTTACAACGCAGCAGACCTGACAGACACAGCAGGAAACTCTATAGCAGTTGTAAACATTCAAGCACCTTCTTCTGGTAACATCGCAGAGTTTTCTGCTTGGGTAACAGAGACAGCAAATGACAAGATTTCTATCTATGGTTCTGAATCTGGAGCGCAACCTGACACAACGGCTGCAAACAAGCTACAAGCTAACTCTCAAATTTATATCAGCCTTAATTACGTCACAGCAGCTTAGTAGATATGAACAATCAATTCACAACACCCACAGTTGGTGTTTTAGGTCTTCTCGCAAATATAACCCTTAACGATGTAAATGAGCTTCTTGCAGTGCTTGTAGGTGCTGCAACGCTTATTTATATGACTTTAAAAATAATAAAAGAACTACACAAAAAGGATAAATAGATTTATGGCCGATAACGAAAATAGTAACTTACAGAAGATGCACATTCTCCAGGATCTTCTAACATCAGAGTTTATTGAAAGAATAAAACTTGGAGACGCAGAACCTTCACTTCTAAATGCTGCTCGACAGTTTTTAAAAGACAACGGAGTGCATTCTTCTCTACAGCAAGACACTAAAATACAAGACCTTGTAAGTGTGTTGCCTTTTAAAGAAGAAGAAGGAATAGATAGAGTAGTAGCTGTTGCAAGTGGTGGAGAGTAAATATATATTACACGTAAAATGTCTTCTAAAGATTCTTTACCCGAAGAGCTTAAAGACTTTCGCAACTTTCTATATCTCGTCTGGAAGCATTTAAATCTTCCTGACCCCACAGACATACAATATGAAATAGCCGACTGGATGCAGAATGGTTCTCGAAGAACTATCATCCAAGGCTTTAGAGGAGTTGGTAAGTCGTGGATCTGTTCTGCTTACGTCGTTCATCAGTTACTTTTAGATCCTACAAAAAACATTCTAGTATGCTCTGCTAGTAAAACAAGAGCGGATGATTTCTCTACGTTTACCCTTCGGTTAATTCACGAGATGCCGTTGTTGGTAGACTTAATCCCTTCTCCTAATCAAAGATTTAGTAAGATAAGTTTTGATGTTGGCCTTGCTCCTGCAAGTCATGCTCCGAGCGTCAAGTCGCTAGGCATCTCCTCCCAACTTACAGGTAGCAGGGCTGACATCATAGTTGCGGACGATGTGGAGGTTCCCAACAACTCAGCCACGCAGGGTATGAGAGACAAATTGGGGGAGCAGGTTAAGGAGTTCGAGTCCATATTAAAACCTGACGAGGAATCCAAAATTGTCTTTCTTGGTACACCACAGTGTGAAGACTCTCTCTACAACAAGCTAATGGAGAGAGATTACACCTCAAGTATATGGACTTGCAAATATATTACTCCCGAAAAGAATGAAAAAACATACTATGGGAGGGTGAGTCCTCTCTGCGTGTCTGAGAAAAAAGTAGGCAAATCTACAGAACCTTTAAGATTTAGCGACTTAGATTTAACAGAACGTGAGGTTAGTTATGGCAAGGCAGGATTTGCTATGCAGTTTATGTTGGATAGTAGGTTGTCTGACCTTGATAGATATCCTCTCAAAGTTAACGACCTTGTAGTCATGGACATAGACGATGAAGTTGCTCCTGAGAAAGTAGTGTGGGCGCAATCTCCTGACTTAATATGGGGAGGTGATGTACCAAACGTAGGCTTTACTGGGGACAGGTTCTACAGACCTATGAAGCAGGTAGGAGACATGGTAGAATATACTGGATCAGTGATGTCCATTGACCCTTCTGGAAGAGGACGAGATGAAACATCTTGGGCTATTGTAAAGATGCTTAACGGATATCTATACGTTCCCGATGCAGGAGGTATGCAAGGTGGTTATGGTGAAGACGTTCTAAAAGTTCTCGCCATGAAAGCCAAGAAGCACAAGGTTAACTACATCATTGTTGAAAGTAACTTTGGTGATGGTATGTTTAGTGAGTTGTTTAAACCTTTCCTAAACAAGATACACCCCTGCACAATAGAAGAAGTACGCCACAGCATTCAGAAGGAGAAGAGGATCATTGACACCCTTGAGCCAGTGATGAGCCAACACAAGCTAGTAGTAGATCCAGAAGTAATTCGTAGCGACTTTAACTCAGCCCAAAACTACCCTCTTGAATCACAACTAAAATACCAACTCATCTACCAACTATCACGAATAACAAGAGACAGAGGAGCTATAACACACGATGATAGACTTGATGCTCTTGCAATGGCTGTAAGCTACTGGGCAGAACAAATGTCCCAAGACGCAGAGAAAAAGATAAAAGATAGAAAAGAAGATTTACTGGATCAGGAGCTTCAAAAGCTTGCTGACAACTACTACGGCAACAAACAACACCATAGGAATAGCCCTAACTGGCTTTAGGATTGACGAGGTGGGATTAGAAATACCTTTGACTCACATTATACCATTTTTAATTAACGACGATTTGTAAAGGAAATATGAAGGATATTAAAGAAGACTTGTTCAAAGCTCAAGAACACATCAGCAACGCCATTGAACACCTCAACGAACTGGAGAAGCTAAAGGAACAACCAAAAGCTATCCCCTTTCCAACTAACAGTATTCCCAGAGAAGACCTCAATGTAGGTATTTGTGTTGGACACAGCCGAAAAGGAGATACTGGTGCTGTTAGTTGTGGGCAGGTAAATGAATGGACATACAACAAAAAGGTTGCTGAATACCTCAAGAGCGATTTACAGGAGTTTGGGATTAGTAGCTTTGTTGTAGATACCTACGGAGGAACCTACGGATCTTATGTGTCTTCTATGAACTGGCTCACAAAACACCTAAAGGAACAAAGAGCTTCCGTAGCCATCGAGCTTCACTTCAACGCTGCTGCAAGCGATAAAGCAAACGGCATGGAAATGCTACACTGGCACACTTCAAGGATAGGTCTAAGCCTTGCAGAGTATGTTCTACAGGGCTGTAAGAAATACTTTCCCCTAGTGAAAAATAGAGGAGTTAAAGGAATTGGTAAGGGATCAAGAGGAGCTACCTTTCTCAGAACCACCCACTGCCCTGCAATTATTACAGAGCCTTTCTTTGGTTCCAACTGGCAAGACTGGATAATGTTTGCAGACCAGGAAGCAACACTGAGCCAAGCGATCGCTCTTGGCGTTAAACAATGGGCAGATGAACACATCCTATAAACCAAAACAAATCACCATAGGGGGTCAAAAGTATAAGGTAGTTTACCAGAAAAACTTAGAGGACTTTGGAAGCCTCGATGTAGACAAAAAAATTATTACACTTAGAGAAAACCTAAGTACAAAGGAAAGACTCGATACACTCCTGCATGAAGCCTTTCACGCTTGTTTAGCTATCTCTGGACTCAGCTACCTGCTCGATGATGAGAATAAAGAAGAAGCCTTTGTTAGAGCCTTTGATGGTCTTTTACTTCCTGTTATTAAGAAAGAACTCAAAAAGTCTATGAAATAGGGAGTTTTGAGTTTGTTCGGGTATATAATAACCCTATGAGGGGGGATAAAGGGGGGAGAACATCCTTACTTAGTATTAATTAGATAACCTATGAAATAGAGTTATAATTTGTTTTTAAGTAGTAGTTGTAGGTTGTATTATAAGATAAGCTTTAAGTTAATTTTAAGTTACTTATAGGTACACTTAACAACAGGTTAAATGTGAACTTTAGGTTGTGTTAAGGTTCAACCACCACAAGCAACCACCACAACACACCCTCCTTGGTTTAGTTGCAAAAATTTGAAGGGGTATACGTTAGTACGAGCCGATCAAAAACCCCCCATGCTACCCCCCTTTTTAAAAATCCGCTGCTAATTGTCACCAGTAAAGACAAAGCAACCCCCCTTATTAAATAATAGTAGCTGAAAACATTTAATTAAACGCCAGATATTTAGTCTAGTGGTATGATGTTCGATAGGTGTTCAAACGTACACCAGGTGTTCAAGTGAACAGCATCCGTATTTTTTTATTATTCCGTGTTTTTGTTCTCTTATGTATTCACTTTGTAAATACAAGCTTAAAGCTACTTATAACCCACCCAAAGCAAGCCCAAAGCAACCCCAAAAAAACACCTTTAAAATTTTTTACACTTTTTTTTGCAATGCTCTTTAATTATGCTATAAATAAATTTACATTAACTAAAAACTAACCATTAAAAAAAAATAACTACTATTATGAAAACCGAATTACTTAATACTATTGTTGATAAGATCGAATATTACGGAGGCATTACCGCCCGAATTGCAATGATGCTACTCGCTGAAATTCTTTTTATTTCCGTTAGTGGCTTTTTAATTTTTTTGGCAGCTTATGGCTTGGGAGATTTCGAGGGAATTACTTGGTATGGATATATAATTTGCTTCGGCTTTGGATTAATTGGCTTCGGCGGCATGGCTTGGGGTTTATTTGCTTTTACTAAAATGTGGATAGAGGAAATTAAAGATCTTAAAAAAGGCGAAAGTTTTATGTTTAACGCTTAAAAAAATTAAATAAAATTATTATGATATTTTTTCTTGCATTAATTGCTATTACTTCTATTTTTCTTTGTATCATTGGATTAATTGAAAAATTCACTGATTAAATAATAACTAATAAACAAACTACCAAAAAAATGACCTTAAAAGATCAAGTACTTTATCAAGTAAAAGAACTAGAAACCGAGTATCATCATGAGGATCAGCCGACAGCTTATGATTGGCTCAATGATGCTTTGGATATTCAATATATAGTGAATGGAAAAAAAGAATATTTAGGAGCTAGGATTCTTGTAACCTTTGGAGGCCCGAACATTTGGGTAAATACTCAATATGACCAAGTTGAGGGATACTGGGGGGCTGATCAAGAAACATGGACTTACAAAGACAATCTTGGCATTGATGAGGCTTGCCGTGATTTGTTCGAGTGTTGCTAATAATTACCTAAATAATATTAAATAAATAACTACTAAAAAAAAAACTACTATGAAAACTACCAGAAAAATATCAGTTGATAATATAATAGAATGGGAGATAGAATCTCTCAAAGAAGCTGTAGGCTACGAGTTGCCTTTGCATGATGATATGCTTGAAAATAGTTGCAGTGATGAGTTACAAGAACTTTTAAAGCCACTTGATGAGTCCGACAGAAACTATTTAATTCAAGACCATATCTTACATGGAAGGGAGTTAAATATATTTGGAGACAAGGGGGACATTAAAATTCTTGTTGGAGAGATAGAATCTCAATTTGAAGACCCATTAAACGACCTAGAAGACCCAAAAGACCATACAATAAAAGGTGATCTTGTTTACACTCGTTTTGATGGGGCATCTTTTGTTGTAGATTTAAAAGGTTTAAGGGAGGCAATAGAAGATCATGCTTAAACTTAAAAACAAAAATACATCTTTAGAGACTGCAAACGCTTTCCGCTTATTAATTAAAAGTTATGACAAGGAAGCAAAGAAGCTCACAAAAGAAGAAGCAAAAAGGAAGCTTAAACGTTTGGAGCGATCTTTGACAAATTTATATAATAACTATTGTTTAAGCGTGTACGCTTTTAAATTTCTTGATAATATGATTTTTGATCGATTAGTAAAAATTGATCTTAGATAAAAAACTAACCAAAAAAAAACTACTATGAAAAACACATTCTTTAATTATAAAGACGCTCAAACTTTTGAACGTAGAATTGATAAGCTGAGATATTTCTTTCAGTACTTTCAAGAAGTCCGAGAAGATATGATAGAAGCTAAATTCGACGCAACAGCGGAAGACTATGAAGCTGTAATGGATTTAGTCAGAGAATTATGTTCTCTAATTTCAAAAGAAGACAAAACAGCAAAATATTAATTAAATTAAAACTAACCTAAAAATGAACTACCACTTTAAAACAGAACAAGAAATTATTAAAGCCTTTTGGGTGGGTTTAGAGAAATTCAAGTCTGATTATATGAAACGGAAAAAAGAAGCTGAGTATGGTGATATTATACTAGATGAATGGTTTGATTTTCTGGATATGATATCAAATGACAATCACGCTTCTTCTATTGTCATAGATAAAGCTAATAAACTTTTTTTAAACTAACAAAAACTATTAACCAAAGAAAACAAAGTGAACAAAAAACTAATATTAAGCCAGACTCAAAAAGTAGGGAGCAATTCTAGGATTTGCTTGTGGAATAGAAAACTAAATGAGGCAGGGTTTCAAAGCGGAACCCCGATAAAAATAAAAGCCGTTAATGGTGTTATAAAAATAACAAAAGACCCAAACGCAAAACGCAAGGTTTCAAAAGTTATTAATCATGGTAATGAGTTGCCAGTTATTGATCTTAAAAATACAAAAGCCCTTCCACTTGCTGAGATGTTCTCACAGGGTGATAAAGTCAATGTGAGCATTTCAAGCGATTTTATTGAGATTAAAAGAAAGGAGGAGGCTTAATAATGAGAAATCTAAAAGACGATAATTTAGTTCATATTTTAGACCTTAAAGAAGAAAAGGTCTTAGCTGTAAATAATTTAGAGCTTTGTTGTTTTGTGAATGAGGAAATATTTAGCGAAGAAAAGCGATTTATTCTAGTTCCAAATGCTCATGTAGCGGAGCAAGTAATGAGAGGGGAGGAAGTAAAAGTATGACAAAAGAGGTTATCGAATTACAAGAGTTATCAGATTATTTTTCTGACTGGTTAAGAGACATTGAGCATTCTATTGATTACGATATTTTTGATGCAGTGATGGCTAGTCTTATTAAAGACTTATGCGATAGGGGCAAGATAAAGTCGTATACATGGAATGAAAAAGATGGTTTAACTTTTGAAATGAAAGGGGGGTGGAAAGATGTCCTTAGTTATTGAAAACCTTAAAGACGTTGGCGGTAACTTAGTAGATGCTGATTGGAGTGTTGAAGATCCAGAGCAAAGGGGGGACTTGCATATTATTGCGGAGAATCTCGGCTATAAAATTGTAAACATTTATAATCAACAAGGGGGACTAGCTATAGACGATTGCACGTTTGGTACTTTGTTTCTCGAACCTATTAATTAATTAAACTATTTATGAAAACTAAAAAAAGAAAACGACCTGTAATCTCCCTTGAAAATAGGGATGACCTTGTGGAAAAAATATTGGCAACTTTAGCGGTTCATTCTGGCTATAGTGCCGAGCGAATAAAAAATGATGGGGATCATCATACAGTGGGATGGAGGCGGATAGCTATGTATATCCTATCCATTCATTTTGATTGGACGATGCGAAGTGTAGCTGAAGTATTCAATCAATCCACTGCAAGCGTTTACTCTTCACTTAAAAAAGTTGAAAGCGTTCTAAATAGTGAAGATCAACAGCACTTGATCAGACCTTTTTTAGATAAGGTTTTAAAAGACCTTGAATTATAAAAGTATGCTTATTGTATTATCCTGGATTTTATTGTGGACGATTGTGTGTGTTTTAATACTACGCTTTTTTGCCATAAATGATCTTGACGATAGATAAAACTACCTATAACATTAACCAGACTTATACAGGGGGGTAATGGGAGTTATCCAAAAATATTGAGGGCATTAGGGCTTTCTTGCAGGTTTTACTTGGTAGTTTTTCCTGCTTCCTAATGTCCTCTTTTTTATTTTTTTTGACAGGGGTTGTATTGTAAGATTTATTATTAACATTAATTAAATAAAATTAAAAACTACCGACATGGCTATACGAACAAAAGGCAGAAAATATTTAGCGGACTTTATGGTGAAAGGGGAACGCTACCGAAAACAGTTTGAATCTAAAATTGAGGCAGAAGAGTATGAGGTTGGCATAAGAGCGAGATTACATAGAGGTGAAAGGGTTGATGCAGCGGTTATTTGTAAAGAACAGTTAACAGTTTCAGAGTTGTTCGATAAAGTTATCTTGAATGTTTGGAAGGACACCCCTAACGAACCAACAGCAACGCACCACTGTAACTTATTCAAAAGATTTTTTGGTGAGAATACTTTAGCGAGTGAGATAGATATCAATTACCTGGACAAGTTTGTTTTACATTGCAGGGAAAAGGGGAACGCACCTGCAACTATCAAATTAAAGCTTGCTACGTTTTCAAGGGCTTATTCTTTTGCTCTTAGTAGAAAGTGGATTGAGGAAAAACCTGCAATTCCAGAAGTGAAGCTAGGGGACAATAAAAGAAACGCATTTTTTAGTGAGCAAGATGAAAGTGATATATTGGATTGCCTAGAACATCTTGGTGAGGATTATTTTTCTGATTTTTTTAAATGGCAAATAGACACTGGTATGCGTCCAAGCGAGGCGAGAGCTATCTATTGCGGACAAGTGCAGTCAGATCCTATTCTCGGTTACGTTGTTAATCTTCTGGAAACTAAGAACAGCAACCAAAGAACAGTACCGCTAACCAAAAGAGCCTATGAAGCTTTTTTAAAGAATAAAGACAAGGGTAGAGTCTGGGGTTATTGGACTAAGGAAAGGGTTAGGGTTGTTTGGAATAAAGTTAGAGCGTATTTAGGGCGTAAGGGAGATAAAGATTTTATTTTTTACTTATGTAGGCACACTTGCGGTTCTCGGTTGGTACAAAGAACAGGTAACATTAAACTAGCTCAAGATTGGCTAGGTCATAAGAACATTGAACAAACAATGCGTTACGCTTATCTTGATGGCAGTTCTTATTTAGGAGGGCTTGAGGCTTTACAGCAGCAGCATAACAAATAATTAAAGAATGATTGAGCAAGATGATCTAAATGCAGAGATGACCGAGCTAGGTTTAGGGAGGTATAATGCGCAGGTTGAGAGTGCAAGAAAGTACGAGCAAAATTCTAGGAGTAAGGCAGGGCAGCGGTTGATGCGTGAGTTGCTTCCAAAGTTTTATGAGCGTGTAGAGGAAATGATTGCAAGAACAGAAGGCAGACCAACCAGGTGGCTTAACGATCTTAAAAACTATAGCGCAAAAAAGACTGCATTCATTGCTTTTAAAAATATTCTTAACTGCATTCCTTACAAAAAAACATTCACATCTACTGCTTACAGCGTAGGCAAAGCGATTGAGCTAGAGATAAGATGTTCTTACCTTGTTAGGACAAATGAAAAGGGTGAAGGAATTATTCTAGGAGCCAAGCGAAGGGCAACGTCATCACAAGAGAGGCACATAAAACTTTCAATGAGGCATGAGCAAGAGAAAGAAGGCAAAAAAGATTTCGAAGATTGGACTAGGAGAGATAGAATTTCTTGCGGTACAAATTTAATTGAGTTATTGCGTTGTTCTACAGGATTAATTGAGTACGTTTATATTCGAGAGAAGGGACGCAAACATCCAACAAGATTTGTGACACCAACAAAAGAAACTTTGGACTGGATAGAAAACTTTAACAATCATAGGTCACTATTGGATCCCTTTTGGTTGCCTATGGTAGAACCTCCTGATGACTGGACAAATGTTTGGGAGGGTGGTTATAGAACAGAAGGGACTAGCTTACCTAAGTTACCTTTTGTCAAGACTCCTGATGCCGAGTTCTTGCGTTCTTTAAAACCAAAGCAGCTTGCTGTAGCGATGGAAGCAGCCAACTTAATACAGCGTACACCTTGGGAAATAAATAACAGGGTGCTTGACGTTGTTCTTTGGGCTTGGGACAACAACGTGCCTGTAGGGACTACTGTAGTTAGTAAAGAAGACGAACCAGTACCACCTTTCCCTATCGATGGGGATGAAAACAAAGATATTAGAAATGCTTGGGCGCAGATAGCTGCAGGAGTACACAAGCGAAACACAGCAACCCGATCTAAACGCTTGTTATGTGCAAAGATAATACATTTAGCAGAGAAGTTTAGAAATGAAAGGTTTTGGACACCAGTAAATGCAGATTTTAGAGGCAGAATTTATAGCATACCAAGTTTTTTAAACGTACAAGGTTCTGATCTTTCTAGGAGTTTGTTGCAGTTTGAGAGATCAGAAAGGGTTAGGAATGAGAGTGAAGCAAGGTGGTTGTTAATACATGGAGCAAACACTTGGGGATATGACAAGGTTACATTAGACGAACGAGTGCAATGGGTGCATGACAATGCTGAAATGATTCATAGGGTTGCTTTAGATCCTACAAGAAACACCGAATGGATGGATGCTGATAAACCTTGGCAGTTCCTTGCGGTTTGTTTTGAATTAAGTGAGTATCTGAAAGTAGGTAAGATAAAAACAAAGTTGCCTTGCTCTATGGATGCAACCAACAATGGCTTACAAATACTTTCTATTCTTACAAGATGTGATTATGGTTGTGTTGCTACTAACGTCATACCAACTACAAAACCTGCAGACATTTATGACGTTGTTAGGTTGAGAGTTGAAAGTTATATGAGGGAAGATGCGGAAAAGAATCATCCTTTTGCACAGGCTTGGATCGATTATGGGCTTACCAGGAGTACCTGCAAGAGACCAGTTATGTGTTACAGCTATGGACTCACACGCTACAGCAACAGGCAATATATTTTAGACTGGTTCGAGGAAAAGATTCATGCAGATAGTTGTCCTTCACCTTTTGATTTGAAGGAATACTATAAAGCGGTACATTATTTAGCTGAAACAGTTTGGAAAGCTATTGAGGAGATTCTTGATTTACCTAAAAGATGTATGCACTGGTTCCAACAGGTTGCTAGGATTGTCAGCAACGAAGAACGACATCTAACTTGGGTGACTCCATCGGGGTTTGTTGTGAAGCAAGATTATAGAAAGTTAAAGGATACAAAAGTTTCAACATGGATTACAGGGGAAGCTATTCATGTAAATTTTAATGAAGCTACTGAAAAGGTCTCACCACGTTCAATGTCAAATGGCGTGAGTCCTAACACAGTTCACAGTCTTGATTCATCTTTGTTGCATAAGGTAGTTGTAGCAGCAAACAAGAGAGGGATTTATGATTTCTCAATGATCCATGACTCGTTTGGAACACACAGTAAAAATTCAAATATACTTGCTGAAGTTATTAGAGAGCAAGCGGTAGAGATGTTCTCAAAAGATTTATTAAAGGATTGGCTTGAGCAAATAAAAAAGCAGAATCCTGATTTAGAATTTCCTGATCCACCAGAGTATGGACAGGCAGACATTTCTTTATTAAAAGATAGTCTGTATTTCTTTTCCTAACAAAAGGAAAAATCAAAAATAAATATAAGTAAAAATGAGTACAACAAAACTAACAACCCCTATAGGGACTGCAATCTATCCTAAGTTTCAGCCAGACTATAAGTTTGATGACAACGGAGTGTATAGTTGCAAGCTCCACGTAAGCGAAGAGGACTTTAACAAGTTTTCCGCTGAAGTAAATGAACACGTAGAAAGAGCTTACCAAGCTGAATGTCAAAAGCAAGGTAAGCAAAAACTAAGAAGAGCAACAGCTACTCCGCTTCTGATTACTGAAGAGGGAGAGTTTGAAATTAGAACAAAACAACCTGCAAAGAAGAACACATCTAAAGGTGTGCTTGAGTTTTCTGTAGGCATCTATGATAGCCAAGGAAAAAAATTACCTGCAGATACAAATGTTGGTTCTGGTTCCAAGGTTCGTTTAAGTGTTGAACTTGCACCTTGGTTTGTAGCTTCTCTTGGGTTTGGATATACGCTGCGATTAAAAGCAGGACAAATAATAGAACTCAAAGAGTACAGTGGATCTGAAAGTGCTTCGTCACTTGGCTTTGGTGCTGTTGACGGAGGTTATATCAGTGAAGAAATAGAAATCAAAGATGAAGAGAGCGCAGAAAATAACGAAGCATCGACATCAGCGGTTCCGTTCTAAGTTTGAAAAGAACATAGCCCTCTCCCTAAAAAGGGAGGGGGTTGACTACGAGTATGAAACTTTAAAAATTAAGTACACAAAACTCGCAGTCTACACTCCAGACTTTATTTTTCCCAATGGTGTAATCATTGAGGCAAAAGGATTTTTTAAACCTAGCGACAGAACAAAACATATTTTAATCCAACAACAACATCCAGAATACGACATTAGATTTTTATTTCAAAACGCTCACAACAGGCTAACAAAAAAGAGTAATACAACTTATGCAGCTTGGTGTGATCGTCATGGATTTAAATGGTGTCACCAAAAAATACCAAGATCATGGACACAGAATTTGTAGAAACAAACTTACCCTGCCCTAGTTGCGGTAGTAGTGATGCGCTTGCTTTAAACGCTGATGGAAGTACCAAGTGTTTTAGCTGCGATGAATTTATACCGAAAAAACAGAACCAACCTATGCCAACAAACGCAACAAAAAAACCTACCAACAATACTAATTTCTTAAAAGGACAAGTGTTACCTATCGCTCCGAGAGGGATACATAAGGACACCTGTAAAAAGTACAGCTATGAAATAGGAGAAAACGAAAAGGGAGAAATAGTACACATTGCCAATTACAAAGACAGCAACGGAAAGGTAGTTGGACAGAAGATTAGAGGAGCTAACAAAGATTTTACAATAAGAGGAAAGATAAATGATACCTTTTATGGGCAGCACCTTTGGAAAAACGGAGGCAATAAACTTCTTGTAGTAGAGGGCGAGCTAGATTGTTTGACAGCTTCACAGTTGCAAGCAAACAAATACCCCGTTGTGTCCATAAGCCAAGGCAGTAAGTCAGCAAAGAATCTTTTCAAGAAAAACCTAAAGTGGCTTGAAAGTTTTAACGAAGTCATTCTGATGTTTGACGAAGATGAAGCAGGGAGACAAGCGGTTGCTGATGTGGTTAACATTCTACCTCCTGGTAAAGCTTACGTTGCCAAATTATCTGGCAAAGATCCTAACGCTTTACTTATGGATGGTAAGGGGGATGAAGTTGTTAAGGCTATGTGGGAAGCAAAGCAATGGAGTCCTGCTAACATCATCGATGGTGCTGATTTATTTGATAGGGTTTCTACAGCAAAGGTAAACGATTCTATTCCCTACCCCTTTGAAGGTTTGAATGAGAAGACTAAAGGACTTCGCAAGGGTGAGATCAGTTTGTTTTGTGCAGGTAGTGGAGTTGGTAAGTCACAGGTATGTAGGCAGATAGCTCACCACCTACTTACAACAACAGATAAAAAAATTGGTTACATAGCTCTTGAAGAAAACATAGAACGATCAGCGCAGGGTGTTCTTGGTTTGGAGTTAGGCAAGCTTTTACATTTAGAGCCTTTTGAAATAGATGATAAGTATCTTGACGCTTACTATAAGACTGTTGGTTCTGGTAGATTTTTTCTTTACGACCATTGGGGGAGCCTCAACACTGATCTACTATTGTCTCATGTAAGATATATGGTACAAGCAATGGGTGTTGAGTACGTCGTGTTAGATCACATTAGTATTGTTGTCAGTGGCATGAATGAATCAGAGATGGGCAATGAGAGAAGAGCCATCGATGTTCTTATGACAAAGTTAAGAGCTTTGGTTGAAGAAAGTAATTTTGCTTTATTGTTAGTCAGTCACCTTAAAAGACCAGAAGGTAATCGAGGATACGAAGACGGACTAGCACCTAACTTATCAGCACTTAGAGGATCGGCAGCACTTAGTCAGTTGTCTGATATTGTTTGCGCACTTTCTAGGAACTTACAGGGAGAGGACAAACACACCACTACTCTTAGTGTTCTTAAAAATAGATTTAGCGGAGACACAGGTGTGGCTTCACAACTTGAATACTGCATACAAACAGGCAGACTAACTGAAACAGAACTCCCAGAAGAATTTTAGATGTGGATACTTCCAAAACAATTATTAATCATCTTTCGCTCTGCTCTGGATATGAAGGTATCGGACTCGGCCTTAGAAGAATCTTCCCAAATGTTCGAGAGATATGTATGGTGGAGAGGGAAGCTTTCAACATCGGCAACTTGGTTGACAAGATGCAAGAGGGAAAACTGGATCAAGCACCTCTTTGGACTGATCTTAGAACATTCCCTTTTAGAAAGTTTCGTGGATTGGTGGACATCCTCTCTGGAGGTTTCCCCTGTCAACCCTTTAGCTCTAATTCAAAGCGCAAGTCAGACAGAGATGAGCGACACCTGTATCCCTTCATCGAAAATGGAATTAGAGAATGTAGACCTTCCATTGTTTTCTTGGAAAACGTCGAAGGAATTATCAGTACAAAAACAAGTGAAGGCGAGCCTGTTCTCAGATATGTCCTCAGAAGCTTGGAGTCGTTGGGTTACATCGTTGAGGCAGGAATATTCTCTGCGTCTGAAGTTGGAGCATCCCACCACAGAAGGAGAGTATTTATTCTTTCCTACTCCAGACGTAGCACAAGCTCAGAAAGTATCGAACAGACCAAACTACGGACAACTGGGACTAGCAAATCATCCTTATGTTCATGGCTCTTTTGTTCAGAGGGAGAAATCCAAGAAGGACAGAAAGGGGGAAGAGAAACCTTTCCATCCTCACCACGAAGCCCTCAAAAGAAATGGGAAAGACTACGAACTCTTGAACGCAGATTGGGTAGAGCAAATGATGGGACTTCCAACAGGGTGGACAGACTTCGGACTCTTGGGGCAGGAGTTGTCCCTCAAACAGCAGAACGAGCCTTCAGAATCCTCTCAAAAAAATTAATAGAAAGAATAGAAAGATGAAATACAAATACAATATACTTATTAGCGACATAGAAACGAACGCTATCAAAAACTGGCAGACACTTGAAGGACTTGACAGGCTTCACTGCTTTACAGTTATAGATCCAACAAACAGCAACCTCTACGAGTTTAATACAACAAAGGAAAACATAGAAGAGGGGTTAAAAATGTTACAGGAGTCTGAGTATATTTGCTTTCACAACGGCATAGGCTTTGATGCTCCTGCTCTTTACAAATTGTATGGCATTAAGTTTAACAAGATTGTAGACACAATGTTGATGGCAAAGGTTCTCTTTCCAGACATAGCTACTAGCGATCACAAAAGAGAAAACTTTCCTAAAAAACTTATAGGTTCTCATTCGCTAAAAGCTTGGGGGATTAGAATAGGAGTACATAAAGACTCTCATGGCGAAAGCGAAGACTGGGAAACTTTTAGTCCAGAGATGCAAAGATATTGTAATCAAGATGTAAGAACTACTTTTTCTTTATATAAACATTTGTTGGCTCACAGTGTTTCTCCTAAGTCTCTTGTTCTGGAGCATGAGTTCGCAAAGCTTATTCGAGTGCAGGAAATGAATGGCTTCCCTTTCGCTGTAGATAAAGCAAAGGATTTAGCAAAGAAACTTATGATGCGTAGAGTTCAGATAGAACAAGAGATGCAAGAAGTTTTTCCTCCGAAGGTAGAACAAATGAAGAGTGTTACTGGTTGGAAGGTAGAGGTAGACGGCATCGAGTACACAGGTAAAACTAAGATTGCGTTGAAGGGTCAGCTAAAGAAGGCAGGACTAAAACAAAACATTAGTGATCTTGCAGAGAAGATGGGAAACAAAACTAAAACCATCCCTTTTAATCCTGGAAGCAGAGATCAAATAGCTGAAAGACTTATGGAGGCAGGGTGGGAACCTGCAGCTTATGAAGGTAAGCGACCAGAAATAAATGAAACAGTTTTAAGAAACATTGGTACAAAGGAATCTCTTAAACTTCTTGAGTATCTTTTAGTGCAGAAGAGACTTGGAATGTTAGCAGAGGGTAAGCACGCTTGGCTTAGTGTTGTGACTGACGAAGGAAGGATTCATGGCAGCGTTAACACAGCAGGAACTATCTCTGGAAGGTGTAGCCACAACTCTCCAAACCTTGGACAGATTCCTGCAACAAGATCAGAGTATGGAAAGGAATGTCGTGAGTTGTTTATTGCTCCAGAAGGAAAGGTTCTTGTAGGTTCTGATGCTTCACAGCTTGAGCTTAGATGTCTTGCACATTACCTTTTTGCTTATGACTCTGGTAAATATGTTCGGGAGATTCTTGAAGGAGACATTCACACAGTCAACCAGAATGCCGCAGGTCTACCAACTAGGGACTCAGCAAAAACCTTTATCTACTCACTTATATACGGAGCTTCTAATTCTAGGTTAGGAGAGTCAGTTGGTAAGGGCATGAAAGAAGGAGCAAGACTTAGGAAATCTTTTATGACCAAGATGCCCGCTTTTAAAAAACTTTTAACTGACGTTGAAAGATCAGCAGAAAAGAACGGACACTTAACTGGGATAGATGGAAGAAAGATAAACGTAAGATCAAAACATTCGTTACTTAACTTTCTCTTACAAAGTTGTGGTGCTATAGTGATGAAGCAGAGTCTTATTGAATTTGCTTTGATGGCTAAACATCCTTACGAAATGCACGCCAATGTCCACGACGAAGTTCAGTTCTCTTGTCTTGAAGAACACGCACAAGATCTTGGAAGAACTTTTGTAGCTGCTATAGAGAAAGCAGGGAAAACGCTTAACATGAAATGTCCTCTCGATGGGGACTACAAGATAGGAAATAACTGGGCAGAGACACATTAAGACTTATGAAAAAAAGAATAGCAGCAATCGATGGAGACATGGTGGTTTACCGAGCAGGGTTTGCCAGTGAGACAGAAATAAAATGGGAGGATGATATATGGACTTTACAAAGCTCTGAGCCTGAGATGAAGGTTATTGTAGATGACATGATAGAGTATGCGGTAGACCAAACACAAGCTGATGAGTATGTTATGGTTTTTTCAGATAAAAGAAACTTCCGCTACAACATCTACCCAGAATACAAAGCCAACAGGAAAAACAAAAGAAAACCTCTTGGTCTTCAATCGATAACTGATTGGGCTTTTGAGACACACAATGGAGTACGTAAGAACAACCTAGAAGCTGATGATGTCATTGGAATGCTTTGTTGTTCGCAAGATAATTATGTAGCTGTCAGTGGAGACAAGGACTTTGGCACGCTTAACTGCGAATGGTTTAATTTTTTAAAAGCAGAAACTAGCCACACCACTGAAGAAGAAGCTGACTACAACCACCTAGTACAAACCCTATCAGGTGATTCAGTTGATGGTTTCTCAGGAGCCAAGGGGATTGGAGCAGTGACGGCAATGAAACTTTTGGATAAGCATGGAGCTACTTGGAGTACAGTAGTTGATGCTTATGAATCAAAAGGACAAACCGAAGAGGACGCTTTGTTAAACGCAAGGTTATCCTACATTTTAAGAAGTCCAAAAGAGTACAACGAAAAAGAAGGAGAAATAACATTATGGAAGCCGAAGTCGTAGAAAGAAAACCATTACCTGATAGTGGTAAACGATCAGAGTTTGAAACAGGAAGTGTTCGAGATGCTTGTGAAGGTAAAGGAATACCTTCGCTTATACCTGTATCTGCATTAAGAGCTGTTGCAAAACGATTTGAAGACGGAGCCACTAAGTATGGTCGGGACAACTGGAAAAAAGGACAACCACTCAGTCGTTATGTAGACTCAATCAATAG